CTGAAGGCAGGTGGATGTATGTTTATAATAACTAGAACGGTGTGAATACGACTTTTTACAAAGGCAAATGTATTTCCCATCCTTCGTCGTTGGCGCAGCCGCAGATATTGTTTCATGAACTGCGCCGCCAAAAATCTCCGCTTCAAAAACAGGGGCCGCGGCCGTTACGGCCATTTCACCGCCGAAAATATTCGGTTTAAATTCAGATATTCCAAATAAAGTGTTCAGACACTTTTCGTCCATTTTTTCATCGTTCAAATTTGGTTTCATTTTGAAAATATATAAATTGGCATGTTCCCGTGCTTGGATTTCAGTGGTACAAGAACATTCCGCCAGAATGTCACACTTCCAATTCGTCCATCCACCATTCATTCGAATACATTCGTATAACTTTGACTGAATAGAAAGATCCAAAGTCTCGCGCTTATGCTTATACTTTCGTTGTGTTAAGTTGGTAGTGTACGAAATGTACGCGTCCGAAATCGCCGGATTTTTACAAGTTAATCGGTAGACATAGGTCTTAGAGTAGTCAACATACTTTCTCGGCATTTTTGACCCCTTTAAAACTTGTTTTATTTTACCCCAATTTGTCTTATTTTACCCCAACTTTGTCTTATTTTACCCCAATTTGTTTTATTTTACCCCAACTATATAGGTAATATTCTCGCTGTATATACCGTCTATATTATAATTATAAGATATCTCTATTATCATTTCAGTGTGGCTGTGACCGGTAATTCATTTTACCCCAATGGTTTGGCAACATTCGCACCATCGATTGGTCTAAATGTTGCCATTCTCACATCGAAAATCGTACATCATCGTCAGGGGTTTTGTCTTAATTTGTCTTATTTTACCCCAATTTTGTCTTAAAGTGCAATTTGACATTCTGGTGATTTTGGCAACATTTACACCATATTCAGTCACATCACCAGAAATAAAAATGCTATATATCCCGCTAACACAAAAAGGGTAAAATGGTATTTTTCCAAAAATGTCCAAATCCGGGTTTGGCCGTTTTGCTTTTAAAACGCGTTTTTTCGCATGTTTAGCCTGACGAGAGCATATTTTACGATTTTCGATGTTATTTTGGCAACATTCGCACGATGCATGGTGACGCTTTTTCGCGCGGCACCTCCCCGCGCCATTTTGCGCCCTCCGGTGCCCATTTTCCGCCACACTGACTTTTCAAAAAGCTATAAGATAATGCTATATATGCTCTAATTTTCAGTAAGGTGGTCGCAAAACGTCTACAAAACCGCGCGGGTCAGTGTCAATGTATGTAAAACGTGTAGTGTATCTATAATAAACAGAACTTGTTGTAGTTGTTTATTGGTGGCGGCGTGAATATACGAATGAAGAAAACCGTAGTTGTTGATTTGGAGTTTATGCGACCATCGGTGGGTCGAAGTCGGTCCAGGTCGCGGTCGCGGTCGCGGTCCAGGTCCCGGTCGCAGTCAAGGTCAGGTAAACCGGTTACATCCGCAGCCGCATATGACGAAGACGATGACGACATCTTGAATATTGGCGCATTATTACAGAAACATAAGGACGAATACGACGACGACGACGACGAGGACGAGGACGAGGACGAGGCCTCGGACGCCTTGGACGCATCGGACGCCTCGGACAGCAGCGACAGTTGTATTGAATCAGATAACTCGCCGCCGGTAAAACACCGACAGCATCCAAGTGTCAAGGATTCAGATTATGCAATCGATTCCGACGACGACCTACTCCAATCCGTGCTAGATGAACCAACATTTCCGCTGGATATTAATGCGATATTATCGGCAATGAATAAAACCGAGAATAACACGATAGCGAATATGACACTTAAAAAAATACACGCGCGAAGACACGAGATACTCGCATCAATGAATCTCACACCCGATAAACTCGCCGAGTTTGAGCGGAAGTTACACATGTACCGGGTGATTGAAAACCCGTATGACCTAAAACATAATCAACTTATTCGGTGGATACCTCTTCGTTCTCTCGAAGCGCGACCGTATGTAACATTGGGAGGCACATTATTCCGCGTACGTGAAAATATAGAAGACAAGATGCATATTGTCACAATTCGGAATATAAAGCGGTTTGTATTCAATATTCGCTTTGAATTGAATGTGGTATTTCAGCGATTAAGTAATGAAGAGCTCATGATATTACGTGCAGTGGAATACATCGAGAACGACGATGACGACGCGGCGGGCGACGCGGGTGACGACGCATGACGACAACCCGACCCTATTTATAAATACGCCTCGACTTCTTTGTAACATCCCGCGTCATCTTTGGGCGTAGTTTACCTGTCTTTGTTTTACACTGAAACCCGTGTGACCGCAATCCCTTACTATTAAAAATCGACCGCGTGCAATATCCAATACGACGGCCTTCATCGCCAGATGATTCAGTGGTACTTTCTCCTCCACTCGCACCTGCTTTAATACACCGACATAGTTTTTGTGCTAGAATACGATGAGCGCGTTCTTTCACGGACTTCCTGTTTTTACGCCCGGGCTCTTGATAATGATGAAGTATTTTTACGTAATCTCCGTGTGTCAATTTCATGTCTTCATCAATATCATTATCTGTATATTTCGGGACGTTTTTCATATAACAATGTACCGCCCGCGCGAATTGTATTGTGTGATTACGTTATTGTAATATTGTAATATTATAATATTATATGATAGAAGTGGCATAATGGCGGCAAAGGTTGTAGCATTTGACGTAGATGAAACACTCGGCAATTTCTCTCAATTCTCTTACTTTGGCCATACATTAGGACAATATTTCAACAAACCAGATATCATGTATCGTTATTTCAATGATTTAGTTGATTTATACCCGGAAATTATACGCCCAAATATGGTGCGTATTTTGGATTATATCCGTAAAAAAAAGAATGCGGGTGTTTGTAGCAAGGTCATGATATATACGAATAATATGGGTCCGGATAAATGGGTCGCGCATATTCGCAGTTATTTTGAAAATAAGTTGCGCGCCATGAAACAAAGCGGGGCGGGGGGTGGTCTGGCCATCGTTCCTCCACTATTCGACCATACCATCGGAGGGTTTAAACCACAGAATGAGCGAACCGCGTCGGCGTCGGCGTATCCAGAACGAACCACCACCCATAAGACAGTAAACGAGTTTATTCGATGTGGCCGTCTTCCGGCCGATATTGAAATATGTTTCCTGGATGATGTCGAACATCCTAAAATGGTGGATGAACGCGTATACTATATTAAATTACAGGCGTATCATTCGTACATCCCGTTTGAAATGTTCGTCGTCCGATTTTTAAACAGCGCATTATACCGTGACGTATTTTCGCATTTTCAGGTGCCATCGATTATCCCGGGGACATCGTCGGCAGCTAAATCACAGATTATCTCGATTGAGATGAATAACCTGCTCGTGAAGATTGCAGAAGCCGCCGAATATGATGTAAAGGCGAACCAGCGAAAAGTGAATCCGCGCGAGATTGATGAAATCATAAGCAAGTATATATTATACCATCTCCAACAGTTTTTCCGTGATGGTCTGGCGTCAGCAACGCATAAACCACGGAATAAGACCTCTAAAAAAAATAGTAGGGCGTCATCATTGAATCGTCGACGTGTATATTATATTGACAAGAATACGGCTGTAAAGAATATGAAGAATAAGACAATTCGGAACCGATAATGCCGCCCTTACGTAAACCAAGAGAGTCTCCCCGTTGCGCCGACAGATACAACACGGTGCCCGGCTGCCTCCGCTTCGGCAATGACTTCTTCTCTCGCAATCTTCACTGCCGGTGTTTCATGCATCTCGTCAATATAAACAATACCTTGTTCACGTCGCGCAACGATTTGTTGCCTGGCGGCAGTGAGTGCTCTCTGGAATTGGAGTTGGCGTTCCATAACCACCCATCGTTGATGACGCGCATTCGAGGTATGTCGGTCCCAGTTTCCTTGTGCGCCGCGCCAACCACATTGACAACTTACCGGTCTCACCACCTCCAGCTCATGATATGTGTCATCAAACAGTCGCACCATAATTACCTGGATTGCGTGATGAAGCACCATGGGGCTCGTTTCATACCCGGCATTTCCTGGTTCCGGTTTGTAATTCACGAGTAACTGAAACACTTCTTGTTCTTCTCCGCGGTCAACTAGACGAACGTCGCCGTCATGCATGTAAATACTTGCCTCCTCTCCGCATAACTCCACGACAATATCGTCAGCGACATCCATGATTTCATCATAGAGGTCTTCGTTCGTTTCTTCGATTTCTTCCAATGTCATCCAACAACGCAGTAAATCGCCCGGGCGGCGCTGAGAGAGGGTTGTGCGCTTGTGTTTGTGCAACGACCCGAGTGCATTCATTCCGCGTAAATACGCACCTTCGGGCATCCTGTGTTGATTTTCTTCGAATATCTCCATCATAATATCCAGCTCCTTCTGAATCATTTCGTCGGTTGTCTCTTTTATACTACCGCCACCGCCAAATGCGATGTTTGCGGCATTCTCCACGGCTTCGTTCATTCGTTCGTTCGTGTATATTGTTATGAATTGACAAAAGATTTCAATTTTTTTGTCAATCAATCACCGGGGGGTAGCCCGCGCGCGCCGCTTACCATCGTCCAGGCGCCATCCCCTGCACCACAGGTCCACCGCCAGCACCGCCAGCACCGCCACCGCCACCGCCACCATTTTGCTTTGCCATCTGTTTCACAGTCTGTTCTTGTATAAATTTCTTCACAGCAGGAAGGTTATCGACAGCGCCCGATGTATCGATGTAGTTGTATACTGGATGTACTACATTACTAGTTACGGGTTGTGTTATATTTTTCTGCACCTGCTTCTTGATATAATTTGATACAGTCTCAGAGACAATGTGCGTGATTAGAATAAAAATACACGTAGAAATAATCAGACGACGGTCAAAGTCACTAAATTTGTTTCCACCAAGAATCGCAAACTTGGAGTTTGTCCATGAAACCGTATTGAATCGAAGTAAAAGAACGAATACAGCAATGTATAGAATGGTGTTCCGTAATACAGGAATATACTCTGGAACAGTATTGTAAAATCCGAGTAATATAATGGCGTACGTTCCGTAAAAAAACACGTCAATGTACTTGTAATAATCCGAGTATTTCGCGAATATCGGTTTCACAGTGTCGCGAATATAGGTTATGATTCCAATTATCAAATCTTCCAATGATGTCTTGATAGTATTCATGGAATGAAATGGAATGGAATCGAATGATATATAATGAAGAGATAAATATTACGTATCGGCGGCACCATCCGCGACATAAAACGATAGCAACCTCGCGCTTGGGTCTAGAACACCTTCACAGAATGGATGGCGCCAATAGTACGGGATGGTATCTCCACGCCCCGGATAGATGGACTCAAATATTCGACGATAATAAAAACTCTCCTTGTCATACGGCGGATTATGAAGCGAATATAAGTAGTTATTCTTGTTATTGTATTCTGTATCCGTAACAATACGGTCGACATATTCTTTAATCATTTGAACCCATGTTCGCCCACCATTTTCCGCCGAACTTACACCGTCACTAAACGCCTCCTTTCTACGCCAAAGAACGCTATTCGGCAGAAGTCCATCTTCATTCTCAAACGCTTTTCGAAGCAAGTATTTCTCCATTTTATCGTCGGTGAACTCCTTGAATCGCGCAGGAATACGCATGACGTAGGAAAGAAACTCCTTATCGGCAAACGGTACACGCGCTTCCAAACCAGAACCGCTGATACTCTTATCCGACCGCAGTAAATCAAAGAACCGAACATCGCGAATCATGCGCTCATTTTCACGGTGAAAATCCGCCTCATTTGGCGCCTTCTGGAATCCACGATACGACCCGAATATCTCATCCGACATATCCCCACAATAAATAACGACATCATCGGTTTGCTGTTGAATGTACTTGCTTATCAGATAATTCCCCACTGATGCGCGAATGGTCGTAGTACAGTAACTCTCGGTTTGGTAAATCGTCTCATAAATTGCGTCCAAGAAATCTTGTTCGGTGAGCGATACTTCATGATGGCATGTTCCCAAATGTTCGGCCACACGACGCGCCCATATCAAATCCACGGAACCGTCTAAACCGATGCTATACGTATTCAAAACCGTATCTGGCGAGGTGCGTTTCAATTCTCTCGCAACAATCGCCGTAACAAGTGAACTATCCAAGCCACCGGATAATAAACACCCCACAGGTCGCTCACTCATGAGACGCTTTACGACCGCCCTCGTAAATAATTCGCGGATGTTGGCGCATATGCCCTTTTCGACGAGCGCTTCATCCACCCCAGCATCCATCTCCATCATCGGGTATGA